AGCATAATTATTAATGCTAACAGTGTCGATAACAATTCAGTACCAAAACTTGTTAACGAAGTAGTTTCAAGAATAAAAATAGAATTAAATCGTAGTGGTCAGAGGTGATTAGTTTCACCTCTTTTCTTTTGAAGAGAGGAAGGTGATATAAATTGTCATTCACAGATAATTTATTTATTATAGATAACATTAAATCGCAAGATATTGGAGTTAATGGATGTCATTTAGTAAGAGTTGGTGCTTCAGAAATAACTAGACAATTAATGGGTGATAAAAACATTGTAGAAAATACTGTACCATATAAAGATGAATCATATTTTTATAAGGTTTCAAAATCTCCAATAGAGTTTGATTTACAATTTAGTATATTAGAAGACAAGTATAATGAAAATATATTATTTGAATTAATGAAAATATTTGCTAAAGACCGATATGTAACTTTTCAAAGTTGTGATTATTTGGGTATGCAATTCTATGTAATAGCTACGTCTATTGAGTTGGTTACATATGGATTGTATCAAGGGTGGTTTAGGGTACATTTGAGAACATCTGCCCCTTTTGCTTATAGCCTACCTGAAATTAGTACATTTGACTTTAGCACATTAACAACTCCAGAAACATTTGAAATATTTTGTAAATCAAATGTTTGTCATCCTGTTTATAATGAAATTGTTTATTTCCCTAAACTTTTGATTGATATGAAAGGAACTGCTACAGCAATTACATTAACAAACAATTCTTTTAGTGGCAAACAATTTGGGTTAACTGGACTTACCACAACAGAAAGTCTTGAAATTGATAATGACAAAAAGAAAATTAAATCTTCTACAGGACTATCAAGAATTAGTAATATGCTTACTGGACATCCATGGTTTGCTTTGACATTTGGTAAGAATTTAATCTCGATTAATGCAAAAGCAGTTATTCAAATACAGTGTCAATTTCCATTATATATCTAATTGTAGTTTAAATAAAGTTATTATAAAGTTTGTTAGTAATAGGGATAGGTTAGTGTCATGAACTAGCTAATAAGTGTACTCCCACTTCCCTATTTTTATTTTTGGAGCAATTTTGAATGGAGAATGATTATGAAAAAATTTACAAACGAATATGTTAAAAGTTATATTGAGAATAAAGGATTTAAATTAATTAGCAAATATCATAATAGTATAAATAAATTAACAATAGAAGATGAAAATAAATTTTTATATACAATATCATTCAATAATTTATTACTTGGTAAATTACCTTACATGTGCAATAAAAATAATATATATACTATTAAAAACATTAAAAGATGGTGTTGTATAAATAATAAGTCTTTTACTATTATTAGCAATACTTATATTAATAATAATACAAATTTAATTTGGCAATGTCTTGAAGATGAATGTACTGAATTTTTTGAAGCTACATGGGCAAACATCCAAAAAAATGAGGGTTGCCCATATTGTTCTGGTAAGAAAGTAGGTTTATCTAATTGTCTTGCAACAAAAAGACCTGATTTAGCCACTGAATGGCATCCAACCTTAAACGTAGATTTAACACCATTTAATGTAACTTGTGGTTCTGGAAAAGAAGTTTGGTGGCAATGTAGCATTAATTCTCAACATATATGGCAATCTTCAATATATAGCAGAAAGAATTGTGGATGTCCATATTGTGCTCATTTACTACCGTCTGAAACTCATAATTTATTGATTTGTAATCCAGAACTATGTAAAGAGTGGAATTATGAAAAGAATGATAAAAGACCAGAAGAATATTGTCCAAATTCAAATAAATATGCATGGTGGAAATGTAAGGATTGTGATAATGAGTGGAAGTCTATTATTTCTGATAGAAGTAGAAAAGATAATAGACAATCTAATTGTCCTAAATGTGGAGAAAGTGCAGGAGAGAATAAAATAAGTAATTTTTTAAATAAAAATAATATATTTTCTATTTCACAAAAAACTTATGATAATCTTATTGGAATTAAAAAAGGATTATTATCTTATGATTTTTATTTACCAAATTATAATTTATTAATTGAATATCAAGGAGAATTTCATGACGGTAATGGAAATTATTATATGAAACATAATCTTAAACGACAACAAGAACATGACAAACGAAAAAGAGAGTATGCTGATAAACATAATATAAAATTATTAGAGATTTGGTATTGGGATTTCGATAATATCGAAGAAATTCTAGAAAAAGAATTAGGTGTGATTAGGAGGTGTGTAGATGTTATCGCAATTATATAATAAAGTGTATGAATATTGTATTTTTTTATGTGATTTTAAAAAAAATATTATTTCGCAAATAAATTTTACTGAACTTTGCTATAGTCCTAGATTCAATTCATTTGACGAACTGGAATTTAGTGTTGAATTCTATGAAAATGGAATTATAAAAATTAAAAATGAAAATTATAATCTCACCAAAGCAAACCATATAATATACTTAGAAATTAAAAACGGTGACGAAATAATTAAAAGCGAATACTTCAATATCGATAATCCAAATTCTCAAATGGACTCAAATGGGGTTTTTACAAAAAGCATTCATTGCTTCTCAATACCATATACATTATTTCAGATGCGAAAATTAAGAGGATATCAAGAACAAGTAAGGACACTTTATGACCCGATAAATAGCTATTCTCATTCAGACAATACAAAAGGTGGAATTATAAACTATTTGCTTGAAAGTTTATACAATTCGTGGTCTGTTGGATATATTAATCCTGAATTTTTAAATAAATATCATACATTTTCATTTTCAAATAGCACATATATAGATGTTTTTCAGGAACTACAAAATAGTTATAATTGTATAATATTATTTGATTCTGTGAACAATGAGATAAATATATATTCACCAAATGAGATAGGTGTTAACAAAGGTCTAATTATCTCACATACGAATTACGCATCTTCCTTATCTACAAATACTCAAACAGACGGATTAATTACACGCTTGAAAGTGTTCGGAAAGAATGGAATTTCAATCTCACGATATACCGCAAATGGTGAACTCTTCCTCGAAGATTACACATATTTCCTAGATGAGATGCCCCCTAATCTTAAATCAAAAATGATAACTTGGAATGCTTTAAAAGCAAGTAAAGCAGGTGAATTTACAGGATATTTAGACCAGCTAGACATTTTAAATCCTCAACTTCAAACTAAAACTAATGAATTAGTAGCGTTGAATCAACAACTTAAAATCATACAAGCTAATATGGATTTAGAAAGAACACATAGTTATTCAACAACAGCTACATATACATCTTTGCTTGCTTTGGAGACTAATCAACTATCTTTAATTAATGCTAAAAATATTGAAATTACTGATATAAACAATCAAATATCTGCTATCAATATTAATATTCAGGCGTTAAATACTTTGTTAAAGTTAGAAAACAATTTTACTAATGAAGAGCTTGTGGAACTATCAGATAATTTCATTAAAGAAGATACTTTAACTATGAGTTCCGTTTCTGATGAAAAGCAACTTTATGATTATGCTGTTGCATATATGTCACAAAAAAGTAAACTATTTATCTCTTTAGAGATTGATATGGTTGATATACTTAGTTGTGGAGATTGTTCTGATGAGTGGGATAAAATTAACATCGGAGATTTTGTATATGTTGATATTGAAGAACTAGAATATAATTATACAGAATTACGATTAGTTTCATATAGTCACAATAAATCAAACAATTCATTAAGAATAACATTAAGTAATACAAATGAATTAAATAATGATTTACTTAAACTTAATGATATATTCAAACTTGCTAATCAAACTTCAAATACAGTTGTTGTCAACCAAGACGATTATATTGCCTATATACAGGATAAAATAGATATAATCTATCAAGGTAACACAATAGATACATCAACTACTCCTATACAATATGGAGACAATAACGTTATAAATCATAGAGGTTTTGTTGGAAATGATATAAGTGGAATAGGTGCTATTCAAATCAAGGATGACAAGATTATTATATCAGGAGATGGCTGGAACACCTACCATACTCTATTGAGTGGGGCAGGTCTATATCTGGAGAATGTAGCAAAAACATCACGAACAATTTTAACTGCAAATGATGGTTTTCAAATTGACCGTAAGGTTGATGAATCATGGGATAATATATTTTATATAAATTCTGTTGATGGTTCGGTGCATCTTGATGGTGGATATATTGAACTAT